CGTGGAGACAAACGAGAAGAACACATGGAGGATGGCAAGACCATTCTGACCCGCACTATTACCGATATCGGCAAACTTTACGATGTGTCGGCTGTGAGCATTCCGGCGAACGATGCTACTTCTATTTCTGTTCGAACCTTTGTCAACGGAGAGATTGAGAGGCTTAAAGCGGAGCGACTTGAACAGGAACGGATTGCAAAGCTGGAAGAACGAAAGGCGGCACTACGGGAAAGGATTGAAAATGGAAGAGCTGAATAACATCGAGACCCGCATGGCTGAGATTCAGACGGAGCTTGAAACCGCCGATGAAGAACGCATGACGGCTCTTGAAAACGAAGTCGCTGACCTTGAACAGCGTAAAGCTGAAATCATTGAACAGCGCAAGAAGGAAGTTGCCGAGGTCATTGACAACGGCGAAGAAATTGAAAAATACGAAGAAAGGGAAAAACCTATGACTATCGAAGAAATCCGCAACAGCAAAGAGTATATCAACGCCTTTGCAGAGTATATCAAGACTGGCAAGGACGAGGAAGTCCGTGCCCTGCTGTCCACCAACGCCACTAATTCCGGTGCTTACGTTCCCGTCCCCTCCATCGTTGAGGGCCGCATCCGCACGGCTTGGGAAAAGCTGGGGATCATGGATTTGGTTCGCAAGACCTTTGTTAAGGGCAACCTGAAGGTCGGCTTTGAGCTGTCCGCTGACGGTGCGCTCATTCACAACGAGGGTGCCGCCGCCAACAACGAGGAAGCCCTGACCCTTGGCGTGGTCGAGCTGAAGCCTGTGTCTATCAAGAAGTGGATTACCATTTCTGACGAGGCTATGGATATGACGGGTGAGGACTTCCTGTACTACATCTACGATGAAATTACTTATCGTATTGCAAAGAAGGCGCAGGAAGAACTGCTGGCCAAGATTACCGCCGCTTCTACTTCTGCCACTTCCACCGCCGCTTCCGTGGCTATGGTGGATGACGGTGCGCCTTCTGTAGGTATCGTTGCCGAGTGCATGGGCAAGCTGTCCGATGAAGCCGCTAACCCCGTTATCGTTATGAACAAGGGTACTTGGAGTCAGTTCAAGGCCGCACAGTACGCCGCCCATTATGCGGTTGACCCGTTTGAGGGCCTTCCCGTGTACTTCGACAGCACCATCCCCGTGTATTCCAGCACCGCCACCACTGGCGTTTGGATGATTGTGGGCGACTTCGCCCGTGGTGCGCAGGCTAACTTCCCGGCCGGTGAGGAAATCGGTCTGAAGTTTGATGACCTGTCCCTCGCTGAGAAAGACTTGGTGAAGATTGTGGGCCGTGAGTACGTGGGCCTTGGCCTTGTGAGCGACAAGTGCTTCTGCAAGGTCACGATGCATACCTAATAAGTAGATAAAGGGAGGGGACAGAATATGCGTACTTTGGTTGCTATTCCATGCTTGGACATGATGCATACATCCTTCGTCATATCCCTGACGGGGATGAGGATGAAGGGGGAAACAAAGCTGGTGTATTCTGTTTCCTCGCTCGTTTACGATTCAAGGAACGGGCTGGCGAGAAGGGCGGTTGTCGAAGGGTTTGACCGTGTGCTATGGCTGGATTCTGATATGGAGTTCCAGCCTGATTTATTTCAGCGTCTTTCGGACGATTTGGACGAGGGGCGGGATATTGTGTCTGCTCTTTGCACTACACGGAAATATCCAATCAAGCCGTGCGTCTATGAGAAGTGCGGCTATGAACAGATGGATGAAAAACAGGTAAAGCCCATCGCTCGCACATATAATAACTACCCCAAGGATTCAGTATTCGAGTGTGAAGCGGTCGGGCTTGCGGCTGTTATGATGAACACTTCTTTATTGAAAGAAGTTGAAGCAAAATACGGCTTGCCTTTTGCGCCGATGATTGGCTTTGGTGAGGACTTGTCTTTCTGTTTAAGGGTGAAAGACCTTGGCAAGAAGATATGGTGCGATTCCAGAGTTAAAGTCGGGCATATCGGATACAAGACCTACGGCGAGGGTGATATAGATGGTTAGTGCTGATTCTTCATTGATTGCGGCGGCGAAGCTGGCGGGGCGAATTGTTACGAACGAATTTGATTCGGAAATTGAACGCCATTTGAACGCCGCTTTGCTGGATATGGGCGTGGCTGGCGTCGAACTCCCGGCGGAAATCGACCCATTAGTCGAACAAGCGGCTATAACATATTTCCTGCTCCATTTCGGGGAGCCTGATAATTACGATAAGCTTGAACGTTCGTATAACGAACAGAAAGCGCAATTATCGACGCATTCGGGGTATACGAATTGGATGGTTAACCGAAATGGATAGAAGCACGGTTATATATTTACTTTCCACGTCGTCAACGCAAAATGGTTACGGCGTATGGGAAGAAACGACAACCAGAAAAAAGGTTTATTGCCGTGTTTCAAGCGTGACCCGTGCGGAATTTTTCGGCGGTGGACGGAACGGGCTTAACCCTGATATTGTTTTCACAATGTTTTTCGGGGATTATAACGGCGCACCGATTGTCGAATACAACGGGCAATCATATGCAGTTTATAGAACTTTCCAACGCAAAACGGACGCAATCGAATTGTATTGCCAACGGAAGGGCGGAACAAATGGCAAGGAATAAGATTCGGCCCATTGACTTTGATAAAGCCGTTTCGAAAGTATTGCAAGAATACGGGGAAAGCGTCAACGAGGTTTTAGGCGACGCAATTATAAACGTTTCGGAACAGGCAGTAGCCAAATTAAAAGCCGTTGCTAAATTTGCGCCGAACAGAACCCCGACGGGCGAATATTCGGCGTCGTGGACTATGACGGAGCAACGAACCGGGCGGCTCGGAAAGAAGTTTGTAATTCACAACGAAAAGCATTACCGCCTTACGCACCTGTTGGAAAAAGGTCACGTTTCCCGAAACGGAACCGGGCGCACGTTCGGGCGTGTTCCCGCATACCCGCATATAGCCGACGTTAACGAATTTGTTGTTGATGAACTTCCGAGGCAAGTGGAGAACGGCTTAAAATGACTTATGTTGAAGTAAAAAATATGATAGCGGGGCTCGGATTGCCGTTTGCGTATAACCAATTTCCGCATGATACGAAGCGGGAGCCGCCGTTTATATGTTTTTTGTTCGATAATAATTCAGCCGACCTAATGGCGGATGATACCAATTATCAGGCCATAAGGCCGTTGAGCATTGAATTATATACGGACGAAAAAAGTTTTGAACTTGAAGAAACGATAGAAACCGCATTAAAGAATGCGGGTCTGCCGTTTGTACGTTCCGAAACGTATATTGAATCGGAGCGCATGTACCAAATCAATTACGACACGGAGGTTATTATTACCAATGCCTGAAAACAAAATTAAATACGGCCTTAAAAATGTTTATTATGCCGTTGCGACGATTGCGGCGGACAATTCCGCCACCTTTGGAACCCCGGTCGCCATTCCGGGGGCGGTGAACCTTAGCCTTTCCCCGCAGGGCGAAACAAACACGTTTTATGCTGATAATATCGCATATTGGACGGCGGTTGCAAATAACGGGTATGAGGGCGACCTTGAAATCGCAAGACTTAACGAAGCTTTTAAAAAAGATGTTCTTGGGTACGTTACGGACGACAAGGGGAACCTCCTTGAAAACGCTAATGCGGAACCCGTGCATTTTGCGCTCTTGTTCCAGTTTGAGGGCGACGTAAAGGCGACCCGCCACGTTATTTATAATTGCACGGCGACCCGTGCAGATGCGGCTGGGGCGACTAAATCGGAAAGCATTGAACCGCAGACGGAAAGCGTAACGATTACGGCTACGTCTATTTTCATTGACGACCTCGGCACCGACGGAATGGATATTGTCAAGGCAGAAAGCGCACAGGGGACGGATAACACAGTATATAATAGTTGGTTTACCGCCGTTTATGTCCCCGCCGCCCTTGCCTAATTATTTACTGAAAATCGAAAGGAGCATATATTATGTATCAGGTTATCAACATAGGTTCGAAAACCGTTCCAATGCTTTCCATGGCTTCGGTTGATATTTATTACCGTCAAATCTTCCACAAGGACGCCATTAAACTTCAATCTTCAAAAGACTTTGACGAAGGCGACCTAATCAATTTCGTAAGCGAAATGGGCTTTATTATGGCGAAATTTGCCGAGCTTAAAGACAGGAAGGAAATGGCAAAACTTAACGAAGACGCATATACAGAATGGCTTGACGGATTCGACCGTGGGGAATTCTATGCGGCCCTTGCGGATATTCGGATGGTTTACGAAGGGCAACAGGCGTCAACCGTGGATTCTAAAAAAAACGAAGAAACACCGAGCGCATAATGACGACGGGGCTTTTCATGCTTCGAGCCGTCCAAATCGGGTTAACAATAAACGACTTGGACGGCTTGGAGTATGGAACCGTTGTTGATATGTTGACCGAAGCCGGGAACGACGATTGCAATTATAGGGAACTTGCAACGCAGGAGGACTTTGACCGCTTTTGAGGGGTAAATATGGCGGGACGCATTCAGGGAATAACAATAGAGATTGACGGCAACACAACAAAATTGTCGCAATCGTTAAAGGGCATTGATAGCCAATTAAAAAATACGCAATCCTCGTTAAAGGATATAGATAAACTTTTAAAGCTTGACCCGAAGAATACCGAGCTTCTTACACAAAAGCAACGCAACCTCAAAACCGCTATAAGCGAAACCGGGAAACGGCTTGAAGAGCTAAAATCGGCGCAAAATGGCGTTTCGGAGGGTTCCGATGAATGGGACAGGTTGCAACGTGAAATCATAGCGACCGAACAAGACCTCGAAAAGCTAAAGAAACAATATAACGATTTTGGTTCCGTTTCGGCGCAAAAGATAGCGGCGGCGGGGAAACAAATGGAGGATTTCGGCGGGAAGGTTCAAAAGGCTGGTGAAGCGTTTGCACCTATTTCTGCCGCCGCTTCGGGTGCGCTTGTCGCCTTGGGCGGGATAGCATATAAAAGCGTAACTGCCTCCGATGATTTGGCGACATTATCCAAACAAACGGGATTCACGACGGACGAAATCCAAAAAATGAAATACGCCGCCGATTTGGTCGACGTTTCTTTCGAAGATATATCGGGTGCGTTGAAAAAGCTAAAGCCGCAAATAACGGAAGACAATGCGGCCCTTGCTGGGCTTGGCGTTTCCGTAAAGAATGCGGACGGAACGACAAGGGACGCAACCGCCGTTTTCTATGACGCTATAACGGCATTGTCGCAAATCGAAAACGAAACCGAACGTGACCAAATGGCAATGGAACTGTTTGGGAAAGGCGCAGATTCGCTTGCGGGGATTATAGACGACGGCGGAGCCGCCTTGAAGGAATACGGGAAACAGGCGGAAGACCTCGGTTTAATTCTGTCAGGTGATACAATCGAAAGCCTGAATGCCGTCAACGACACGATTGACACGCTAAAGGCGCAAGGCGGGGCAACATTGGCGCAGTTAGGCGCAACCGTGGCTCAAGTATTCGCCCCAGCCCTTCAAAACTTAATGGGCTTGTTGGGCAAGGTAAGCGAAGCAATCGCAAAGCTAACGCCTGAACAGGCGACGATGATAACGAAAATCCTTGCAATTACCGCCGCAATAACGCCTCTTCTTAAAACTGGCGGCAAGCTGATTTCAGGCGTTGGAAAAGCGTTGCAGTTGGCCCCAAAGATTGCGAGTGCCGCTAAGATTATCGGCGGCGCATTGTCGTTAAAGACGCTTGGTATTACCGCCCTTATTGCTGGCATTGCCGCCCTTGTCGTCGTAATTGTCAAGAATTGGGACAAGATAAAGGAATTCACGAACAATATGGTCGATGGCGTTAAAAACGCATTCGAAAACCTGAAAACCGGGATTTCGAACGCCGTTGAAAACGTGAAAACGGCGGTTTCTAACGCATGGAACAACCTAAAAACAACGACAAGCAACGCATTTAACGCCGTTAAGGATTCTGTTTCCAACGCATTTAATGGGGTCAAATCTTCGATTTCGTCGGCATGGGACAATATTAGGGCAAGCGCAAGCAGTAAAATAGGCAATATAAAAGCGACAGTTTCAACCGCATTCAGCGGGATTGTTGATAGAATCAAAAGTATTTTTTCTTTTGATTTCAAGTTGCCAACGCTCAAGCTCCCAACGTGGGAAGACATAAAGGGGCATTTTAACAACCTCATTACAAATATCAAAAACGCTTTCCATTTTGATTGGTCTTTGCCGCATGTCAAATTGCCTCATTTTAAGGTTAAGGGCGGACAATGGCCTTATGGGTTAGGCGGTTCGGGTTACTTGCCGTCGATTTCGATTGATTGGTATAAAAAGGCTTATACAAGCCCTGTTATGTTCACGTCGCCAACCGTTATGGCAACGCCGCAAGGGTATAAAGGATTCGGCGACAACGGAGCCGAAATCGTCCTCGGATTAAATAAGCTTCAGGAACTCGTCGGCGGTTCCCGGCCTGTTGTCGTTAACGTATACGGCGCAAAAGGGCAAAGCGTTGACGAATTGGCGGACGCCGTAACAAGGCGAATTGTTAACTTGCAAAAGCAGAGGAACAACGCTTATGCGTAATTATTTCGTATTCGACAATACAGACAGCCGAACATTCGGCGTATATATTAGCGGACGGGGGACGTTTGCCGCCCCGTCCCGTTCTTATGATTTAATATCAATTCCCGGACGAAGCGGCGACCTTGTAGGCTTTGAAAAAAGGTTTGAAAATCAAGAGCTTGTATATCCAGCCTTTATTTGCCGAAACTTTAACGAAAATATTACTGCTTTGCGTTCGTTCCTTTTGTCGAGGAATGGGTATAAAAAACTTACTGATTCATACCATACAGACGAATATAGGCTTGCGCTATATATTGGCCCGTTTGAGCCCGACGTTGGGGCAAACAATAAAACGGGCGAATTCGAATTAGTGTTTAACTGCAAACCGCAACGTTACCTTGTTTCGGGCGAAACCGTGACGACGTTAACCGCTAACGGAACGATTGTTAACCCGACCTCGTTTGATTCGCAACCGTTGTTTCGGGTTTATGGCACGGGCGTTTTGGGTATCAATTCGGAAAGCGTCACGATTACGCAAGCGGACACATACACAGATATTGATTGTGAAATGATGGACGCATTCAAGGGAAACGCTTCGAAGAACGCCTATATTGTTCTATCAGGGAACGATTTCCCCGTATTAAAACCGGGCGCAAATACGATAAGCCTCGGAACAGGAATAACAAGGGTTGAAATTACGCCGAGGTGGTGGCGGTTATGATTCCGATTCTTTACACTAAAGACGAAACGGCTTTTGCTTCAAACGGGCTTGGGCGGCTTGTTGAATGTATCCGTTGTGAAGTTACGGAAGAACGAAACGGGATTTATGAATGTGAGTTCGATTACCCGATTTCCGGGCGTTTCTGTAATGAAATGATGGAAAACGGCGGCGTTATATCCGTAACGCACGACGACAACGGCGACAAACAGGCATTTGATATTTACGGGTATTCCGCCCCGATTGACGGCGTTGTAACATTTAACGCCCATCATATTTCTTATCGTCTTAACGGCGTTATTGTAACTCCGTTCAATGCCAATTCTTGCGCCGCCGCCTTGCAAGGAATTAAAACCCATTCTGCAAATAATAATCCCTTTACTTTTTCAACCGATAAAACAGCTTCAGGCCCTTACACCGTCGCCACCCCGTCGAACGCAAGGGGATTGCTTGCAGGTAACGCTGGCTCCGTATTGGATATATATGGGACGGGCGAATACAAATTCGATATGTTCAACGTTGGGCTGTTCCTCCACAGGGGGCGGAACACAGACGTTCAAATTCGATACGGGAAAAACCTTACCGATATAACAAGCACACTCGACAAAAGCGCAACATTTAACGCAATAGCTCCATACTGGACTAACGGGGAAGAAACCGTTACTTTGCCCGAAGTTTATATAGCATTGTCTGGTGAAACAGATATTTATTGTGTTCCAGTTGATTTAACGGCTGATTTTGAGAATAAACCGACGGTTGGCGAATTACGGGCGGACGCAAACCGTTATTTATCGACAATAAACCCAAACGTTCCAGACGAAAATATAACGATTGATTTTGCGGCATTATGGCAAACAACCGATTATGAAGACGTTGCGGCGTTGGAAAGAGTCGGCCTTTGCGATACGGTTTCAATTTACTTTGAAGCCCTCGGCGTAACGCAAGCACAGGCCAAAATTATTAAAGTCGTTTATGATGTTTTGCGGGAACGTTATATTTCTATGGAATTCGGCAAGGTTCAAACGACGCTTGCCGAGGCCATTCTCGGAACGTCCGCAAGCGGTTTGCAAGATTTATCTGCCGGTCAGGTTATAGGTGCATCAATCATTACCGCCGCCCTTATCAAGGCGGCAACTTCAAGATTTGCCGAGGTATATATAGGCGGGGACGGGTATACACCCGGAATTATATATCTTCAAGACCAATACGACGAACTAAAGGGAACAATCGGGAATTCGGGCCTAAGTTTTGAATCTGGCGGACAAGATTTTGCGGCGTTTTCCGCCAATAGCAAAAAGCTTAATTTTGAATTTGCGCCACAGGACGACGGGACGCTTTACCCTTCAAAAAATATACTTTCCCTTGAAACCATCGAAGATAATTATTCCGAAGAATGGGACGCTTTCGAACAGGCATACGGCGAAATACAGGTTGCACGGGTTAAAGTTAACAACGGTGCGGCTACACAGGCCGACAAAATAATTATAAATTCTAAGAACGGCGCAAGAATTGAGCTATACGACGCAAGCGGAACAGGGTTGTTAACGCAAGTCGTTCCCCGCATATTCAAGCAACTTTTTCCTAACGGGAATACCGCAGTTGAACTTGGGAACGACGCAAACGGCTCCCATTTGAAACTAAACGACCCGAACGGGTACACAGTTATAAATCTTGATACGCAAAACGGCTCGACTTTTGGGAATGGTGTTTCTGTAACAGGCGGGACGAATACGGACACGCTTTCGGCTTCGGGAAATGCAACTGTCGGCGGCGACTTGACTGTCACAGGCGATGTTTCCGCAGACGATGTGACGGTCGGCGGCGTCCTTGACGTGGCAAAGCGACGGTGCTATGCAACGGTGTCAACGGCGGCTTGGTATAGAGTGTTTGATTACAACGCCGCCAATGAAGCGAGAGTGTCAGGCGATATAGCGTTTTTGATTGATATTACGATTCTGGAATGGGCGAGGCAATCGCATAAAATCACACTTTATGGTTTGCTTGGTGCGCTCAAATTCGGAGACGAGGTTAGCGTCACTGGAACTTCGTTTGTTGACAAGATTCGATATGTTAAAAGCGGTAACCACGGATATATCGACATACATTATTCCAGCTCAGTTTCCCGGTATATAGCTTGCTATTATGACGTGAAGTGCGTGTACGTTGACAACCTGAATCGTTTTAGCGCCACAACGCCAACTATGGTAGGCGATTCTCCCAGCGGCGAAACTGTACTGACGGAGCATACGTTCGTTTCCAATAACACGGGAGATAAGATAGATTTCACTCCTACAAGTGGAACATCATATAGCAATTATGGTGGGTGTTGGTATGCAAGGACAGGGAATATTGTGCAAGTACATGTTGGTATTAGCGGTTTGACGGCGAACACGAATACAACCATTTTTTCCATCCCCGGAGTGTTCCGACCGAAATCAACGGTTGTTTCAACTGGAAAAGCGGCCTCAAATCTCACTTACTCACAGCTACAAGTTGGCGAGAATGGTAATGTACAAGTGGTATCGTCAGGTACATACGCTATATGCGATATAACATACATCGTTTAACAGGAGGTAAAAAATGCAAACCTTATTTTTGTTAGAGTATCAGGCACAAAACGACGGCTCCGCTTCGGCCCTCCCGCCGCTTGGCTATCAGGTGACGGATGCGGAAAGCGAAAACGCCTGTATCAGCGCATTTTTCAGTAAGTGTGCTTCGGCGGCAATATCCGCTTGCGACACGCACACCGTCATGATTGTCAATTCGGAGGGCGAGGTCTGGCGTGGCTACAAAGAAGTGCTTCGGCACGGGCATGAGGTGTCAGAATGATTGCCGAATTTCTTCAAGCGGCACAGGCAGAGGTGGACAACCACAGCATATACGTTTGGGGCGGTTCCGGGCAACTATGCGCCGACGTTTCCGAAGAATGGATTAGGAAAAAAGAACAAGGCCATATGCCCGAAGCGTCCGTTAAGGAATGGGCCGAAGTTATGAGCGGCCCATTCCGGGACGTTGCAAGGTGTTTCGATTGTTCGGGCTTTGTTTCGTGGTGCTTGAATAAAGCGGGGGCGTTCAAAGGGCGGACGGATTGCGACGGGCTTTTTGCACGTTGTTATGAAATCTATACACCGACAAACGGTTGCCTATTGTTTAGAACTAACCCGAAGAAACCGACGGACGAAACGCACGTCGGCATATATTACGGCGGCAAGCAATACGAAGCAAGGGGAAGGGCGGTCGGCGTTGTCTGCATGGATTACAACCCGAATTATTGGCAACGGCTCGCATGGTTTAAGGCGTTGAAGCCCGACGAAACGCCAACGCCGCCCGAACCAACAACGGGGAAAACCGTTAAAGTTGTTGGCGGGAGCGTTCGTGTTCGTGCAGGTGACAACGTAAAAACGAAACATTTATTCACGGCGCACCGTGGCGACAAATTCCCGCTGGTTGCGGTTGCACCTTCCGGGTGGTATCAAATCGAAACAGATTTCAACGAAGCTTATATAACTAACAAGAAAAGGTATACGGTGCTTATTGATGGATAATTCAATAGTTATAGCTATAATTTCAAGCGGTGCGCTTTCTGCAATCATTTCCGCAATCTTTAACGCATTGCAGACAAGAAAGAAACGTAAGGACGGCGTAAGGGATGGCGTCAAAATTATTCTTTATGATAGAATTAAATTCCTTGGAAAAGCATACATAAACCGGGGGTTTGTTACTGCCGAAGAACTGGAGGATTTAACGACGATGCACCAAATTTACCACGACCCCGAAGGGCTGAACGGCAACGGGTTCCTCGATACCCTTATGAACAACGTAAGCAAACTACCATTGAAGGGAGATACAAAATGAGAATCGTAAAAGATGTGACTTTGGACGCAAACGGCAAGCGGTACGTTGAAATTTTCGGCACTTCTTCCGAAAGCAAGCCCGCCCAGCAGATTTGCATGGGCTCCTGCTTCATCGAGGTCGATACTGGCAAGGCGTTCCTGTTCAACGAGACCACCTCCGCATGGGTGGAGCAGTAAGGAGGGGCTTATGACAACTGGTGAAGTTATTGCGCTTATCAAGGCTTTCGGTGGCGGCGGTGGCGGCGGCTCCTCCGGCGGCGGGGTGCTGGTGGTGAATATGGTGTACGACGAGGTGAAGGACGCAGGCTACACTGACAAGACGTGGAAAGAAATCCACGATGTGCCAATGGCTGTAATTGTGGATGAGAGTTCTATTCCATCTGGCAGAACTATTAAAAGTACAGGTTATGTTGTAGCGGTAGAACATAATGGTAGCGAGTATAGCGTGAGTTTTTACACTTATTCGCCGGGCGGCGAAATTACCGCCGCGAAACTTGTTACGGATTCCGAAAACGGATATCTCACCTGGGAATAATAACCCCCGCACCTGAAAGGAGAAAAGAATGACCAACAAGACTTTCGATGTTTTGAGAACGATTTGTGAAGTTGTTCTCCCCGCCATTAGTGCGGCGTACTTCGGTCTGGCTGACATTTGGGGTCTGCCTATGCCTGACAAAATCTGTGGAACGATTGCGGTTCTCATCACGTTCTTGGGGGCGTTCATCAACGTAAAGCGCAAGCAGTACGGCGAGGCATGAAGAGCGACTTTGACCTTATCATTCACCGCCTCCCGGAGTGCAAGGAGGCGAAGGTGCACTTTATCGGCGACCTCCATGTTGGAGCCATTGAAGCTAACGTGAAAGGCTGGGAGGACTTTTGCCAAAAGATACTCCAAGACAAGAACGCATATATCTGCATCATCGGCGACATGATGAACAACGCCACAAGGTCAAGCGTGTCAAACGTGTTTGAGGACACCATGCGCCCCCGTGAGCAGAAGAAGTATCTCATGGGCGCATTGAAGTGCCTGACAGAAAGAATCCTGTGCATCGTTCCCGGCAACCATGAGAACCGAAGCGGCAAAGACGCTGACGATGAGCCGTTGTATGATGTGGCTTGCAAGCTGGACTTGGAGGACATCTACCGTCCCAACGCCGCCTTTCTTAAAATCTGCTTCGGAAGTAGAAACAAAGGCGAGCAGACAGTCCCGCTTCAAACGTATGTGCTTGCGTGTCTGCACGGTGCTGGCGGCGGCATCTACACAGGAGCCACCGTCAACCGCAACGAACGCTTTGGCATGGTGCTGGATGGCGTGGATGTTCTCGCCGTGGGTCATACTCACAAAGGCACGGTAAGCAAGCCGAGCAAGATCGTTGTTGATATACACTCCAACATCGTCACGCAAAAGTCCATGACGGTCATATCGGCGTGTTCATGGCTGTCTTACGGCGGGTACGCCATGCGAAAGATGCTTCTACCCTCTTCGGCGCAAGACGCAGATCAGCCGCAGACGCTGTTGCTGGGCGGGACGAGGTGTGGACGCTACATAAAAACAGTTTGGTGACGGGTTCCCTCCTGCCCGTTTCCAATACCCTCCCTTCGGGGAGGGCTTTTTTTGTATACCGTTATGTAAAAGGGTGTTTTCGTGTTCGTATACAAAACTAATTTATCTTCGTACACTTCAATTCTTGCGGTGGTTTTCTGCAAGATGGCCTTTTTCGAATCGAAGTCATGGGACGATAAGTCGCAGAAGGATTCAATGAAACTGTCGCAGACTTCCCGTGAAACCACCTCTTTCTTTTTCGGCGGTGGCGGCATCTGCCTCCTCAGCTCGTTCACTTTCGCCATGATGTTCTTCGCATCTTCGGGCGTTTCGGTATACTGAATCGAATCTATCAGCTTATCAATGCGTTGTGACAGCTTTAAACGCTGTTTTTTGCCCTCTTCGTCCTCCGTGGGTATATTTACCCTCTTGGACACTAACTCGTAAAATTTGGCCTTAAAATCGCTTGTAGGGACAAATGTCTTTTGCAGTTCGTTCACAACCCTGTCCTCCAGCTCGTCCCGCTTGTAACGGTGACAGCCTTTCGTTTGACAGGTGTAATAGAAATACCGCTTTTCTCCCTTTTGCGTGGACACGGCTACCATCCGCTTCCCACAATCTCCGCACCATATCATCCCTGACAACAGATACGGGAACTTCGCCTTATGCGAAGCGTTAAACGGCGAATCCTTCATCCGTCTTTGACACATATCCCATGTTTCCCTGTCTATGATCGCTTCGTGGGCGTGTTCCTTTCGCCACTCCTTCGATATAAGGGTTCCCAAATACACTTCGTTTTTCAAGACGGCCTGATAATTCACAAACGGCAACTTCAATATCCGGGCAATATCCGCAAGCTTCTTTCCTTCGGCGTACATTCTGAAAAAGCTCCTGACCGTTTCAGCGTCACGATTTGGGACAAGATGCTGATTGACGCAAGTGTACCCAAACGGAGCCTTGCCGCCGTTGCGCTTGCCGTTTAAAACATTCTCTTTGATGCCCTTCTTGCTCTCCCTCGACAGGTTGGCAGAATAATACTCATTCAGCGAGGCCATTAACCCCTCCATGATGATGCTCTCCGGCGTATCATCGAACCGTTCAAGAACGGACACCAACTTCATCCCAGCGTCTTTTAGCCTTGCCCGGTAAAACGCATCGTCCTCCCGTGACCGTGCGAACCTGTCCGATTTGTGGACGATCAAATAATCGGCGGGGTGCGTCTTTATCAACTGAAACAACTCCTGAAACGCTGGGCGTTTGGCTGTCCGGGCAGAATACGCCTCGTCCTTGAATACCCGCAAAAGAACTATATCATTCGCCTGGCAGTATTCCTTTATTGCCCTTACCTGGGCATCTATGCTCTCTTCTCTTTGGTTATCCGATGAAAATCGTGCGTATGCGTAAGCTGTTTTCATATAGTCCCCTTTATGGCCTTAAATAAAATGGGATAGGTGGTATTATTGCATTACAACGAATTGAGCGTAGCTTTCAATCTTCGCCACCTGCTCAGGAGTAGCTTGTTTGAGTATCTCAATCACACGGAGCTGGGCAACTGTGTAACCCTCTTGCGGCACTACCCCATCGGACAGCCATAATGGTTCGCACTGAAGGGCAACCGCCAGCTTGTGAATCTTTGATGCTGGGATGTCCTTCACCACATTGTTTTCGTAGTTTGATATCAGCTGGTACGTAACATTGACTGCCTTGGCAAGCTCGTCCTGTGTCATCTTCAGAGCCTTTCGCCGTAGGCGTATGCGCTCACCGACTGTCATGTGCGCCTCCCGTGTTTTTTTGTCTATTATAATATTAACAAAGTGTAAACACAAGAGAAAAATCAAATAAAATGCGAAATCTATATTGCAATTTTAGAAAATCTGACTATAATTTAATCATAGTTTCAGAAAGGAGGTGAAACGCATGAACACAAATCTCTTTAAGGCAAAGCTGGTTGAGAAAGGGATGAACATCGAGAATTTGGCGGCTAAAATTGGCCTATCTTCGCAGACTGTCTACAATAAACTGAAAAATGACAGCTTCAAGATGAGCGAAGTCCGAAAGATTGGAGATGTGCTGAACCTGACGAGTGTAGAACTGTCCAACATTTTTTTTGCCTGAAACTATGATTTAATCATAGTTGGCACATGAGAAAGGAGAAACACCATGAACACCATTTACCAACTGCCCACCTGGGCCGAAACCGTCCTTATCATCTGCATCGCCCTGATGATTACATCAGTCGGCGTGTGGCTGATGTGCAAGGCCGTTACCGAAGCCGTGAACGCCGCCAGCCGTTTGGAAACGAAGCGGCGCAAGTCGGACACCAAAGCCCTGAACAAGTGGCAACGGCTCTACGAAGAAGAACACAAGCTCCGGGCCGATGACAACGCCATGCTGATCGCCCAGCTCACCGACCTCCAATGCGAGAACAAGCGCATGAAGCAAATCCTGAAGAAAGCGAAGGTGGCAGACCTATGAACGAATTGACGATAACCAACGGCAATCTACCAGCCAATTTGGAGGACTTGTCAAAATTCGTGCTGGTGGGCCGTGAACAGCTTGTAGCCGTCCGGGCCGCCATCCGTGCCATTGACAAGGTGGGCGTGGCGCAGGAGGTACGCAAGCAGAAACTGAAAGAAGGGCAAGAGATAGGCGAAGCCGTTTTGGATGCCGAAGTCCGCATTGGGGAGCTGATGCGGGAGGTGCCGAAAGCACAGGGCAAAAGGACGGACACACAACATAGTAACACCGCTGTTACGAAGTTAGAAACTCTTGAAAGCATGGGCTTTAACAAGATGCAAGTCCAACGCTTTGAAACCCTTGCGGCGCATCCTGAAATAGTGGCACAAGCGAAAGCAGAAGCGAAAGAAAACGATGATATTGTCACCCGTTCGCTGGTGCTGAACATGGTGAAGCAGAAGCAGAAAGCGGACGATATTGAACAGGCAAGACAGGACATAGAAGAACAGCAGAAAGAGCGTGGCGGCGCAATCCTGTATATCGGTGACGGTATCGGGTTCAATCCGAAAGAGAAGTATGACCTTCTCCTGACTGATCCGCCATACTCCACCGATGTGCCGGACGTTTTCGAGTTTGCTAACAGATGGCTTTACCCGGCCTTGAACGGGCTGAAGGACACGGGGTTTGCGTATGTGTTCATCGGCGCATACCCGAACGAACTGCAAGCCTATTTAGAGGCAATTAAGCCGTCAAACGTGACGCTTGAACAAGTCCTTATTTGGACTTACAAGAACACGCTGGGGCAGAACCCGAAGGGCAGATACAAGCAGAATTATCAAGCGTGTTTGTTTTTCAGAGGTGTAAACGCTCCTGATCTAAATTGCCCGCTTACCTCTGAACAATGGGCGGTTCAGGAGATAAACGCCCCTGACGGCAGACAAGGCGACAGATACCACGCATGGCAGAAGCCCATGGAGATTGCCGAGAGGTTCATCCGTCACAGCACAACAAATGGTATGACCGTTTTTGATCCGTTCGCTTGCACAGGCACGTTTTTACTGGCGGCGGCGAAACTTGGGCGCAAAGCATACGGCTTTGAAATCGACCCTGACAATGCCGAGATAGCGTTTCAAAGGGGGTGCGTCCGTGGATAAGAGTTATGTTCTGTCGGATATGCGGCAAAGCATGACATATCTGGACAAGGCAAGGCCGATTATTACGAAGCTGATAGGCGGTCACACCGTAGCTGTCGAAGGAGACAAGAATCAGGTTTGTAAAATCCTTGACCTTAACTGTGGCATTGACTACTTGCAAGTATACGAAAACGGTCTTTGTAGCGGGATAGCAAGCCGCTTTCAGGACTATCCAAACATGAGGACGTTTACCGTTAGAAAGGCACGTGAAAGCGGTGCGATGACGGAGTTACAAAAGCGTGAAATGGCGTTGGAGCATGGCTGTATATATCCTGTATGGACGATGCAAGGATACGTGCAACACGGGCAAATCGTAGGACTTGGGATAACCAACACACGGAGCCTTGTATGGTTCGTGAACAAAGGATACGCAAAGCCGCAACGCACAGGCGCAGATCAGATGGGACAAGCTTCGTTCTTTGTCTGTGAATGGGACGAAATGAAGCGAAAAGGGATACGGGTTATTGAATGGCCTTAAAGGAGGGCGTTATGAGCGAAGAAATAGTTTATATGTGTAACCGATGCGGGGACGGCTTCTCGCTGGACGAAGCTGACCGAATCTATGAGGACGGACAACCCGTGACCACTTGCCCGAATTGCGGGAGCGCAGACATCGAGGAGGGGCGGCGGTGCAAAATCTGCCGTGAGATACATTACGACTTCGACCTAAAGCCAAGCGGCGTATGCAAGGGCTGTTTTCAAGACGCTGTGGATTCTTACAAATCCTGCCTACGTTCGCTGATGGGGTGGGAGCGTGAAGTGTTAGAGGACGAATACGGCAATATCGACATTACAGAGGAGGAATGAACATGAACATCATTGAAAAACTGTTTGCGATTCAGCAAAAGGCAGTAGCACCCAAGGACATTGATAACAATTTCGGCGGGTTCAAGTACAGGAATGTTGAGGGCATTTTGAAGAACATTAAGCCCGTATTGCAGGAGATGGGCGTTTACTGCCGCCTGTCAGATGAGGCCGTGGAGCTGAACGGGGCCGTATACATCAAGGCCACCGCAACCCTGATAAACGCCGAGGACGGGGAACAGATAGAGGCCACCGCCTTTGCCCGAGAAATGGAATCTAAGAAGGGCATGGATTCGTCCCAATGCACGGGGAGCGCATCTACCTACGCCCGGAAATACGCCCTTCAGGGGTTGCTGGGGCTGGACGATAGCAAGGCTGTCCCAGCCGCCGACCCTGACACACAGGCACCCGCCGACCATGACGAAGAACAGGCCCTATCCCGTCAAACTATCCTCGACCAAATCTACGCCCTGAACGTGACACGCAAGGAACTGGATGACTTCATCCAAAAGCGCAAGCCGGATAAGGACGCTGATACGGTTTCTGTCGCAGACTTGCGGAGCATCAAGGCCGCTATCGTTCAGAAAAGGAGGAACGCATGACCGTTATCGAATTTGCGAGAAAACGCCTGAACGAGGAGATCACGAACGGCAACGGGGAAGACTACGATATCCGCTACTGGGTTGCCTATCTTGACGGAGCTGTGGCTCAGAAAAAGGAGGACGAACGTGAAATGCTCAAACCCAAGGCTGACGCATGAGTACGGGCGGGGCTGGGTGCTGTGCTTCGATGTTGACAGCGAATCAACCGGGCTTGCAAAGCTGGTGGTTGATAAATACAAGGACGGATATGTGGACTTGTCCGTGGACAGGTGGAGCGACAAGCGGAGCCTACAAGCCAACGCATACTTTCATGTGTTAGTCAACGCCATAGCAAAAGAAACGAAGTCCAGCGAGGACGATGTAAAGAAGATGCTTGTCCTTCAGTACGGCACATATGCAAGGGGCAAGGATGGCAAATGCGCTGGCGTGAAGGTGCCGAAGAACACGGATATTGAACAGTTCTACCCGTATTACAGGTACATCGGGGACGATGAAAACGGGCTTGCTATGTACCTATTCTACAAGCGGACACGGGACTTGAACAAAGAAGAGATGTCCCGCCTCATCGAAGGTACGGTATCCGAAGCAAAGGCCCTGAACATCGAAACGCTGACACCTGACGAGTTGGCGAGGATGATGAACAGATACAAGGAGGGCGTATGAACGGGACTTGCTACTTGTGCGGTAAACGTGGGTATATACACGTTCACCATGTATACGGTGGCTCCTACCGCAAGACCGCCGACTTATTTGGACTTACCGTTGACCTATGCCCCAAATGTCACGAATTCATTCATTCGGGGAATGGCACGGAGACACGCCGACAGCTCCAGCACGATGTACAACAGGCGTACATGGAAAAGATGGGCTGGGATGCGAACCAATGGATTCATGTGTGGGGGAAGTCATGGTTATGACATACGATGAATTTCTCAAAACGAAAGAGATGCAATCAATTATGGCTGGTTTTAGCGTCCCGAAAGACGAACTAAACCATAATCTGTTTCCTTTTCAAAAAGATATCGTTTCGTGGGCGTTGCAGAAAGGTAAATCGTGCGTATTCACGGATTGCGGATCAGGCAAGACCATCATACAGCTTGAATACGCACATCAAGTCTGCAAGAGGACGGGAGGAACGGCTCTGATCGTTTGCCCTTTATCGGTTGCACAACAGACTAAGCGTGAGGGCGAGAAGTTTGGAATTGATGCCTATGTTGTTCGTGAACAATCCGAAATCATCCGTGGTTCAGTTAATATCACGAACTATGAAATCCTAAACCATTTCGAACCTGAATCGTTCGTGTGCGTTGTTCTTGATGAATCGAGTATTCTTAAATGCTACACGTCCGCAACAAGAAATGCTCTTATTGATTCATTCGCAGGGACTCCGTATAAGCTGTGTTGCACCGCCACCCCATCTCCGAATGACCATACAGAACTTGGAAACCATGCTGAGTTTATGGGCATCATGACAAGAACGGAGATGCTTGCAACATACTTCATTCATGATGGGAGTGACACATCCAAGTGGCGGCTAAAAGGTTACGGCGAAAAGAAATTCTGGGAATGGGTTGCTACATGGGCAATTTGCATGAGGACACCGAAAGACCTTGGGTATACGGATGATGGATATATTCTGCCAAAGTTGAACATTATCGAACACACGATACCAAGTGAAGCCGGAGACTATGAGCTGTTTGCAAGACGGGCAGAAACGCTATCTGAACGCAGAGAAGCGAGAAAAGAATCTCAAGAGAGACGTGTTCTCGAAGCAAAGAGGCTTGTTGAAGAATCTGATGAACAATGGCTCGTATGGTGCGACTACAACAGCGAGTCGGCAGAACTTCATAGAGCTATTGACGGTAGTGTTGAGGTTGTCGGTGCAGACTCTCCTGAATTCAAGTCAGAACAAGCGATAAGGTTCGTAGACGGAATAACAAAATGCCTCGTTAGCAAGTCGAGCATTTACGGCATGGGGTTAAACTTTCAGAACTGTCACAATATCATCTATTGCGGGATCAGTGATAGCTTTGAGAGCTTCTACCAATCCGTAAGAAGATGCTGGAGATACGGACAGCAACACGAAGTCAATGCCCACATCATCATCTCTGAAAAAGAGTTGAACGTGCTGGACAATATCAAGCGTAAAGAAGCGCAGATGAATGAGATGCAAAGCAACATGATCTCTCTTATGCACGATGTGACCATGAGCGAGATCAGACACACGACACGAATCACTACCGATTACAATCCGAAAGAAAGGATGGCTTTACCAATATGGATTGCCTGAACCAGTATCAAGGGAAAAACTTCTGCCTTTTTAACGGCGACACCACCGAACTGATCAGAAACTTTCCTGACAACTCAATGCACTTTGAAATCTACTCGCCGCCGTTCTCCAGTCTGTATACCTACTCAAACAGTGACAGGGATCTGGGGAACAGCAAGAACGATGAAGAATTCTTCGCCCACTTTCATTTCATCACGCAGGAACTTTATCGAATCCTGAAACCTGGGCGAATAATGGCCGTCCATTGCATGAATCTCCCTACTTCCAAAGAGCGAGACGGTTTCATCGGGATCAAGGATTTTCGTGGCGATCTTATCAGAGAGTTTCAATCAGTTGGGTTCATTTACCATTCTGAAATATGCATCTGGAAAAACCCGGTCACGGCCATGCAGAGGACGAAAGCTCTTGGGCTTCTACACAAACAGCTCAAAAAAGACTCCTGCATGAGCAGAACTGGCATTCCTGACTACATAATCATCATGCGAAAGCAAGGTGACAACATGGAGCCAGTAACGCATACGAATGAAACATTTCCGGTTTCTGACTGGCAGGAATACGCAAGCCCGATTTGGGAGTACGACTTTTCCCCATGCTGGTGGGATATTAACCAAAGCGACACATTGAACGTGAGAATGGCAAGGGAGAGCAAAGACGAGCGGCATATCTGCCCGTTACAGTTGCCAGTTATTGAACGCCTCTTGAAAATGTACACGAACGAAGGAGATACGGTATTTACTCCGTTTCTTGGGATAGGTTCAGAAGTGTATCAGTCCGTGCTGATGAATCGCAAGGGAATCGGCATCGAATTGAAAACAAGCTACTTCAACTGTGCTGTTGAAAACTGCAAAGCGGCTGAGTTGAAAAAAGAAGAACTGACTCTGTTTTGAAAGGAGCAAAAAATGAATCAGTTATACATCATCGGTTATTTGACAGCAGACTCCACCACAAGGGCAACCAGCACGGGAAAAACCGTGACCACCTTCACCGTGGGCGTGACACGCTCCCGCAAGGATGCGAACGGTGACAGGGTGAGCGACTTTTTCAGGGTGAACGCATGGGGCGCAACCGCCGACTTTTGCGGGAGATACCTGACTAAAGGTTCACGGGTTGCGGTGATCGGCGAGCTAACGCCCTCTACCTATGAAGGAAAGGACGGAAAGACCCGCTTCTCCCTCGATGTACAGGCCGACAAGGTGGAGAACCTGACGGAGAAGAAGCAGGAGCCGGAGAAGGAGAAGCCCGTCAGCGAGTGGGACGATATCTCTTCGGATGACTTGCCGTTTGGGAGGTAAGACATGGCTGAACGAAGGATGTTTGCGAAAACCATAGTGCTTTCGGATGCGTTCTTGGATATGCCGCTTTCGGCTCGATGCCTGTATTTCACTTTGGGGATGTTCGCAGACGATGAAGGTTTTGTGAACTCCCCAAAGGGGATAATGCGACAGGCCGGATGCTCCGATGACGATATGAAGGTGCTGTTGGCTAAGAAGTTTCTGTTGGCCTTTGATAGCGGCGTGATAGTGATTAAGCATTGGCGCATCAACAACTATCTTAGAAACGATAGATATGTGCCGACTAAGTACATAGACGAAAAGGCAATGTTATCAGAGGATGAAAACAACGCCTACACCCTTTCAAAGACTGTTGGTATACCCAGTAACGGTATACCCAGTATAGGTAAGGATAGTATAGGTAAGGATAGGTTAGATAGTAGTAAGCACCCAACATTGGACGAAGTGAAAGCTTACTGCAATGAACGTAACAACCGTGTAGACCCTGAACGGTTCATTGACTACTACACCGCAAACGGCTGGAAGGTTGGCAAGAACCCTATGAAGGACTGGAAAGCGGCGGTGAGGACATGGGAACGGCAGGACACGCAGAAAGCACGAACCCGTAACACGCTACTGAACTATGACGAAAAGGGCAGAAGTCACGCAAGCGTTGAAGAAATTGAGCTGGATTTGGAGGAGCTATGAAGACACCAACAACAGACAGGTGGCGTTACCGCAAGTCAAAGACACCCTACCACGGCGAGGAGGATGTTGGTTATGAGGCCCTTGCTATGGCGATTATCAAACAGGCCGTAATGGATTGGCGGTTCGCTGATGAGTGTCAGAAAGGCAAAAGGAGGGTGTGTGAAGAGTATTACTGCAACAGGCTTGCCGGGATGACGGATAAGACCAAGAACGAAGTCGCACGATTCTTTAGGAGCCAATGGTTTGGCATCCTGTGCGACATACCCGGCGAGTACATTTTGAAGAGATTGGAGGCTGAAGCATGAAAGATTATAAGAAGCTTGTCAAGGCGTTGCGAAATTGTTCCTTAAGAAGTTGCGATGAATGTGATTTTGCTTGCAAATGCATAGAAAGAGAGAAGGCACTTATCGGGTTACATGATGCCGCCGATGCGATAGAGGCTTTGCAAGCGGAGGTGCCGAAGCGGGGCGAGTGGATAACGATACGGCTGAATAACGGAGGCTCATACACGGGCTGTTCGTGTTGCGAGGCTCCAATCCCAACGGACACGATGCTTGACTACATCCCTGAAAGCGAAAGCAAATACTGCTATTCGTGCGGGGCGAAGATGGAGGTGCAGGAATGAGCGAGCTATTTCCGCATAATTGCTACGATCCCAAAATAGTTAACCAACCAGAAATAGAGTACCGTGTTGCAAAGTATCCGTTCAGGGTTCGGAACGCTTACAAAGAAAGTGGGAGTGGCGAGTTGGTCTATTGGAACTCAACACATTGCCCGGTTTGCTTTTGGAACATGGATATAGATTTCTGGGATTCGATGATTGGCAACGGAACAAGATTTTGCAGAAGATGCGGTCAGAAAATAAAGTGGGATGAAGAGGAATTTGAAGAATGGAGGGCAGAAACATGAGCGAGTGCGTTGTAAGGATGGAGATGCCAGAGAACTGTGAGTGCTGTCCAATGGTATATACGGCAGATGTTCAAGGTTATCATTGGTGTGCCGCATTGGAGCAGGAAGTGGAGCAAGGATTGAGCAGACCGAAAGAATGCCCCATCATCTGCCAACTCCCCGAAGGGCATGGGCGGCTGGTGGAAGAAAAATCAGTTAGGTGGGCTATTGATGATATAGTCCTTGAAATAGCAAATAGAACTGGACGAGTTGGGATGACGAAAGATGAAACAATGGAATATGTAAACAATCTTTGTACCATCGTCCCGGCAGAAAGGAGCGAAAAATGAAGTATAGGAAAAAGCCCGTTGTGATCGAGGCATACCAAACAGACAAGGAACTGGGCATTGAAACGCTGGAAGGCACAATGCACGCAAGCGTGGGGGACTACATCATAACTGGCGTGCGTGGTGAGCAGTACCCGTGCAAACCTGACATCTTTGAACAGACCTATGAGCCAGCAGATGCGCCCGCCGCCTCCCCGTGGCACAGGGTGAAGGAACCGCCGAAAGACGCTTGCGATTGCCTTGTGTGCTGGACAACGATTCACGATGAGGAAACTGGTGAAGTGACAGGGCATGGATTCTGGTGCGAAAAGGGTTGGTACGAAGACGGATTGCTTGGTGAGGTTGGGTTTTACTGCCAAAGGAGAGAAGAAACTCACCCTGTCCGTGTGGAGCCTGACTACTGGATGCCCATCGAGCCGCCGAAGGAGGAAGCATGACAAACTGGATTCTGTTTTTGCTTATCGTTTTTGTCGGTATTCTATATCGCAAAATTGATGTTCTCGAGGAAAAAGTGTACTGCATTCAGCATGGCATTGTGCCGAAGGAGGACGCAGATGAACATCTTGTATAAAACATTCCTGCACAAGTTTCAAGCTGAGACGATAGGGCGAGGAATGAGCGTCAACGAAGTCGCCAAGCTGATGTGCGTTCACCCGAAGACCGTTTACGGCTGGTTTGCGCTCCGTGCTGTTATGGACGGCGACAGCGTAATCAGGGCTATCAGTATCATGGGAGGTTATCAATGTTGAGAAATGGATCAGGGTACAAAGACCCTACTGTTGAGAAAGCGTTCAAGAAAGTGAAGGGCGGCGTAATGCACGAAGCAGGGATTGAAGCGATAGACTACCACCGCCCTCATGTCCCCGAATTGACGGGCTGGACAGAAGCCGAGGAGCAGGAGCTGGTGGTGAAGTGGGCTGAGGCTCAATCTTGCAAATACCCATGCTTGCATCGTCTGTACCATTGTCCAAACGGGGGGAGCAGACACCCAGCCGAGGCAGTACATCTGAAGAAGATGGGCGTTAAACCCGGAGTTCCTGACCTGTTTCTGCCATACCCTGTCGGCGACTACCACGGGCTGTTCATTGAGATGAAAGCCGAGAACGGGGTGTTAAGGGCCACGCAGAGGGATTGGATAGAATGGCTCCGTGAGCAAGGGTATGCCGCTTATGTCTGCAAAGGCGCACAGGCGGCTATCAACTGCCTAAAGATGTATTTGGAGGGAGCGCATGACAAAACGTGACAGGGAGCTTCTTGTAGAGGGTGTGTTGAAACGATGGCGCAAACTGCAAGAAGAGGTGCGGATGGTGGAGGACGATGCGGCGAACATGGCCTTTTCACAGGGGACAGGGGAACCCGTTCAATCATCCAGCATATCAGACAAGACGGCGAGGGGAGCGTTCCTGCTGGAGCGCATAGAGGACAAGAAGCGGTGGGTGGAGTGCGTTACCGAGGGCATGAGGTGGCTGGACGAGGAACACCCGGAATTAAGAAAGTTACTTTATGGGCACTATGGAATGTGGAACATGAAAGGCTACAAGCGAAGCACGGCAAGGGCGTTTGCAAGCTACTTTTGCGGTGAGCATTACGTTTCGATCAGAGAGTATCACCGCATGAGGATAGACGCACTTGACGAGCTGGCTTTCACGGCGGCAGAAAAGGGTTTGCTCAATGCGGCACTGAACACGAAAAACCCGTGCTATAATGACAGCGTGAAGATGTAGCATTCTTCATGTTCATGTTCCTCCTTTCGGAAAAGGGCGGTGACGAGCCGCCCTGCTTTTGTTTTGGAGGAGCTAAAAAAGGAGGGACGGGCCGCTAATAAATGAGCTGTGAAAAGCTCCACGGCTTCTACCACTCTAAGGCGTGGGAGAAGTGCAGGAAGGTATATATCCAATCAACAAACGGATTGTGCGAACGCTGTTTAGGGTTAGGTATATACAACGCTGGGAAGATAGTACATCATAAGATACCATTAACAGAAAGCAACTATCAGGATGCGGCTATATCGTTAAACCCTGACAACCTTATGTTACTATGTCATGCTTGTCATGAGGAGATACACAAGGGCAAGGGCAGGTTTGTATGGACTAGTGACGGGAAACTGATTGATATCCCCCCCTATCCGCAAAAATAGCAGACCCCTCGTAGGACCGGGGGGGCTACCTACAAAAAACCGCTTAAAGCTATTTACGGGTTTTTGGTAAAACTTAAAAAGACCATACGGGAGTTATTGAGAGATATGGCAAAGTTATCGCTACAAGAACAGGCAGAAAAAGTCCTCCAAGAGGCAGAAGACGCTGGTCTAAAGCAAAATTTCTTCTTTCAGACAACTTTCCAGCGATACACGGTTCAAATGAACCTCTTGAGCCAGCTGGAACGTGCTATTAAGGAAGACGGCGCAACGGTGACAAAAGAATATGTTCGAGGCCGTCAAAACGTGTATACGCATCCCGCCGTCACAGAGTATAACAAGACGGCAACCGCCGCCAACGGCACGGTGGCAACCCTTATTAAGATTCTGGACGCTTTCAAGGGCGAGGGTGACAATGCTTCTAAACTTCAGTCGTTCCTTGATTCGCTGAATGATGAATGAGATACTCGCCTATTATCAGGCTATTCAGGACGGCACGGTTTTAGCCGGACGCTGGGTCAAACTGTTCTACCAGTACATTGTAAACGGGCTTGAAAAAGGCTCGTTTTTCTTTTCCCCTAAAAAGGCGAAGGTCGCTATCAAGTTTATAGAAGCGTTTTGTCGACACCACGAAGGGGAGCTTGCGCCGCAGTTGATAAAGCTTGAACTGTGGCAACGTGCCTTAATATCCGTCCTGTTCGGGATAATGGACAAGGAAGGGAATAGACAGTTTCGTGAAGCGTTCATCGTCATGGGGCGTAAGAACGGCAAGACCCTGCTGGCGGCGGCTATCTCCTGCTATTGTGCCTTTCTTGACGGGGAATACGGGGGAAGAATCTATTTCGCCGCTCCTAAGCTGAAACAGGCTGGTCTATGTTATGAAGCGTTCTACCAAATGCTGGACAAAGACCCGTCCTTGTCAAAGTTAGCCAAGAAGCGCAGGAGTGATATCTATATTCCCGAAACAAACACCACCGCAGAGCCGCTTGCGTTTAACGCAAAGAAAAGCGATGGCTTGAATATATCCTTGTGCGTGGCTGACGAGGTGGCGAGCTGGCAGGGCGATGCTGGCTTGAAGATGTACGAGGTGTTAAAAAGCTCCTTCGGCGCACGGAGACAGCCTTTGCTTCTGTCGATATCCACGGCTGGGTATCAAAACGATTCGACTTACGATGAACTAATGAAGCGGGCAACCGCCGTCCTTATGGGGTCATCAAAGGAGACGAGATTTGCTCCGATTCTGTATACCATTGACGATGTGGCTCTATGGAATGACCTCAACGAACTAAAGAAAGCCAACCCAAATCTTGGGGTTTCCGTCAGTTATGATTATATGCTGGAGGAGATCGCCGTAGCGGAGGGTTCGCTTTCTAAACGTGCGGAGTTCTTAACTAAATACTGTAATATCAAGCAATCAAGCAGTACAGCGTGGTTGGAGTTCCAAACGGTTGAAAAGTGCCTGTCTGAGAGGATAGACCCGTCAACATTGGCACATCACTATTGCGTGGGCGGCGTGGACTTGTCACAGGCTATCGATTTGACTTCCGCTTGCGTGGTTATCGAAGACAAGGGGAGACTGTACGTTATCCAGCACTACTGGATGCCGCACGAGCGACTTGAAAAGGCTATCGAAGAAGACGGTGTACCTTATCGACAACTAATTCAAAAGGGATTCCTTTCCCTGTCCGGCGAGAACTATGTCGATTATAACGATGTGTTTGAGTGGTTCAGGAATTTGGTAGAGCAGTATGAAATCCTTCCTCTACAAGTCGGATACGACAAATGGTGTGCCACTTATTTTGTAGATCAAATGACAAAGTACGGGTTTCACATGGACGATGTGCGGCAGGGGTCAAACCTAACTCCTGTCATCCGAGAAGTGGACGGCTTACTGAAAGACGGGGTGGTGTGCATCGGTGACAATACACTAACACAAGCGCATTTCCTTAATTCGGCCCTGAAACAGGAGGAGGACAGGGTGCGGCTCGTCAAGATATCCAAACGGGCCAGGATAGACGGCATGGCGGCGTTCCTTGACGCTATGACCGTCAGGCAGAAACACTACGCCAATATAGGCGCACAATTAAAGAACGAGGGATAGAATGGGGCTTTTTGATTCTATTTTCCAGCCGAGAAAGGCTAAAGAATCCCAGAAAGCGATGAACGAAGCGAAGGGGTTTTTTCAGACTTTGACGGCTTACCAGCCGACTTTCACAAGCTGGAACGGGTTTATCTATGAATCCGAACTTGTGAGGGCGGCTGTTGACGCAAAGGCAAGGCACATTTCAAAGCTAAAGGTCGAGTTTCAGGGTGCGGCGAACCCGAAGCTACAAGCGAAGATGCGGCTTGCTCCTAACCAGTTTCAGACATACTCGCAGTTCCTTTACCGGACTTCCACCATTTTAGACAACACGGGAACATGCTTTATCACGCCTGTTTTTGACGAAAGCATGACTATCACGGGCTATATGCCTGTCCTCCCGCAGTATTGCACCGTGGTCGAGTTCAAAGGCGAGCCGTGGTTAAAGTATCAGTTCGGGCAGGGCAGACAGGCGGCGGTTGAGCTTCGCAAAGTTGCTTTATTGACTAATCACCAATACATGAACGATTTCTTTGGTTCGTCTAACGATGCGTTGAACGATACAATGAAACTGATTCATATTGTCAAGCAGTCAATCAGCGAAGCGGCGAAGAACAGCGTCACCTATCGCTTTATGGCCCGACTTTCCAATTTTTCAACCGCTGAAGACTTGGCTAAAGAACGGGCGAGGTTTTCAGAAAGCAATTTAAGTCAGGGTAGCTCTGACGGCGGCTTGCTGTTGTTCCCTAACAAGTATGACAACATCCAACAGCTAAACCAGTCAGCATATCACGTGGACACGGCGCAAATGGAGTTAATTCAGACGAATGTCCTGAACTACTTTGGCGTAAATTTGGACGTGATTCAGAACAGGGCAACGGCAGACCAGCTTGACGCATTTTTCAATGGTGCTATTGAGCCATTCGCCATCCAGTTCAGCGAAGCGATGACGATGGCTATTTTTTCCGAGAGGGAACGTGCGCAGGGTTCCAAGCTTTTGGCTAACGCTAACAGGTTGCAATATATGTCAACCACGGCAAAGGTGAGCATGGCGCAACAGCTCCTTGACCGAGGCGTTATGTCCATCAATGAAGCCCGTGAACTGTTCAACTATGCACCTGTCGAAAACGGAGAAGTCAGACCGATAAGGGGGGAATATTACAACGCAGGAGATAACGAAGATGCCGACGAAGAGTGAGCGAGAATACAGAAACCTTGCGGAGCTTCTTGCACCGCAGGAAGATGAGAAACGTGTCCAAGGGTACGCTACCACCTTTGACCAGCCGTACAAGCTGGGCGGTGACGATTCCTTTGAATTTTGGGAGGTCGTTGACCGTGGAGCGTTCAATAACACGGACATGAACGATGTAATCATGCAGTACAACCATGAAGGGCGTGTATTTGCGAGAACGAAAAACAATACCTTGGCTTTGCGGAGTGACGAGCATGGTTTGTTTATAGATGCCGATTTGGGTGGCACGGAGATTGGCAGACAGCTCTATGAGGAAATCAAGGGCGGCTACACGGACAAGATGAGCTTCGGGTTCACCGTCCGTGGAGACAAACGAGAAGAACACATGGAGGATGGCAAGACCATTCTGACCCGCACTATTACCGATATCGGCAAACTTTACGATGTGTCGGCTGTGAGCATTCCGGCGAACGATGCTACTTCTATTT